CCTTCAGCCCACGCTGACGTCGCCGAGGCTGTTGACAGTGTTTCTTCTACCGTCGCCGTGACCGTCGTGGTATTCGTGAAGGCTGTCACCTTCACATAGCCTTGCGTTCCACTCACCGTTCCCCCAATTTTCCAGAAACTGCCAACATGATCTGATGTAAACGGGGTATGTCCACTAGCAGCCACGGTAACCGTCCCTGTCGTCGCTGACGCATCAAGGGTCTTGCCTGTATCAATATTGTCATCGAGAAACGGGCCGCCGACAAACGCGGCATCCGCAATACTAAACGCTGTGGCACTGGTTCGGGTGAGTTTACGAGGGACATGACTCGGATGGACGAGGTAGAGCAGGTCGGCATCTTGAGCATAGCGAAGAGCGGCGAGTTGAGCTTCGGCATACGTGGTCGTGACCTCAACGGCTGACCCGCTACTTTGCAGTTGCCCGGAGTTCGCATAGAACCGAATATAGTTCTCGCCAAACTCGCACATATAAGCTTGCGTGACGTTAAACTCAAAGGGGATCAGGCGGACCGTCTTGGTAATGGTCTTGACGGCAGCGACGTAATGTGTGCCAGGACGACGACGAATCCCGCCATGCGGAAGCGGCAGGAAGTTCTCCAACACTTTCGCTCCATTCGCATACTTGTCCAGGTCAGCTCTCGCCCGAAGCCGTTTGGAAATTTCTCCAGCCGTAAAATTGGTCTGGATGAAATGGGAGTTTGGCATTACCCACCAACTTTCGGCGGTGATGTATTGCTGAGTCGGACTTCAATCAATTCATCCGCCAACAGATATTCAGGCGTTCCCTCCATCCCGTCAAAAGTTTTGGCTTGTTGCATATAATAATTATACAGCCCTTGCATGTTCTGGAAGAGTTGCTGCTTCCCGGTCACGGCTTGAGCAAACGCCCCCGCTAATCCGCATTGGACGGCTTGCACGAACAGTGGAGGGAACAGCACAGGATCGGTGACACGCTGAATATATTTAATATAGACCGTCGTTTCATTTGTCAGAATCTTCCCACCTTCGACCCGCCACACGGTATCACGGTGGTAGTCTTCGGGGTACGTCCAACTTGAATCCTTCTGGGACGCCAACGCCAAGACCCGCAAGCAATCTGGCGGAACTTGGTACTGCTTGTCGAACTGGTAAGCGGGAGCATCAGCCAGAGCTGCTAACTCGACTCTGGCAAGAGCAAAGTTCCACGCATGTTGTTGCAGACAGGTATCCCGCACATTGGCATACCACGCATTAGACAGACGCCCCGCCTCGGTATTATCTGTGAGAGCCGTAATCGGTTTCTCGCCTAACAACCGCAACGCATTACTGCAAATAGATACTTCTGTGTCGGCTGCTCCCATATGTTCCTCCTTTGTGGAGCAGGGGAGGCCGTAGCCTCCCCCATTCCTGTGATGCTAGTCCACCACGTAATACATCACTAACCGTGTGGTTTTACCTGATGCCCAGGTCGCACCTGTAACAGTACAGATCACGGTTTGTGCAGCAGCCAATGGCTGCGTTCCAACCCAGTACACTCCTGCCGTACCAATAACAGCAGAGGCACTAGATGACAGTGTGGCAATATTGAGACTAGCTTGAGCAGCCCCAATCACGCCTCCAGCGAGCCATCCGTTAGGGTCAGCCGCATCACCAATATCGACTGTGGTTGAACTATTATCCGCATCGTGCCAGAAATAACCGCCCACCACATTTGCTCCAGCAGGGAGTACAAACATGGTAATCGTGTCATTTACTGCCAGCGTTGACGTACTTTCATACGTTCCATACGCAACCCTCAACTTGCCGTGATCTTGCCACGGATCAAGCATCGTCGGAGGATTGGTAATGGTTTTGGCATATTCGACTGAATTGACATTAGCCATATCATCTTCCTCCTTAGTTACGCTGTGTCGTCACACAACACTTTAACAATGTTAGTCTCTTCCACACGAATGGCTCCTAAGTCCATGGAAAAATAGACTTGGGTGCTGTAGTGCTTCTGAGGTAATTCATCAACCCTCGCAATAATATCCTGACCGATCCCTACACGCATGGCATTGGCGGCAAACGCATAGCAATCACGGACATTACTCGCCACATCTAACTTCGTGGACATGAGCCAGGTAAAGCCAGCGTACGTGTTCAGGTCGCCTTGCACCAACGCTCTCACAGAATTGTAGTCTGCTGAGGTCAGTTGCTCGATCCCTAACATCGCTTCTAGCTGTTCTGGATGTACCACGAAATACCGTGGAATTGATGGGTCTACGTTGAAGCTGTCTAAGATTTTCTTGGCTTGCAAGATCTTCGTCAAATTTAAGTTTGTTGCAGGACTCGCTACAGCAATTTGATTGTTTGTCGTATCAAATGTTGCGGCGGTTCCTGTGGCATCCTCGCCTGTCACCACTGATGCGTCGAACGCATCAATAATGACTTGGTCATACTGACGAGCCATTGCCATCGCTGCGGCCTGAGCATATTCTGACTCAGGGTTAATCAGCATACGAATCTTGTCATACCTGTCAACAAGAGCAGACCAATAAAAGGTCTTGGTGGAAAGCCACCGTCTTGTATGAGCAGGATCGACATATTCCGTATCCACATTTCTACCCGTTTTCAGTGAAGCCGTCGTCGAGGCTAATCGTTCAACTGCTGATCTCTTCCCCACAACAGGTTCTTCAGGGAATACCCCTCGAAACACCGAACCCGACTGTTGGGCAAGATGAACGACGTTGGCCTTGAACTGCTCCACAAACGCAGTTGTAATGGTACTTGCCATGTCATCCTCCTACTGGCAACACCGTCTCGTGTCGAGCTACCCTTTCGGACTCTCTGCAAGCCGATGAACTGGTGCAGACCCTTTCAGGTTCCCTGCGTCAATAAAAAAGCGGGGCCACACAGTGTGGTTATCCCTCGTCATCGGGATGGGCAACCTTAAAGAGTTCCGTTACCTTGTCCCGAATTTCTTGTGATCGAGGATCAGGCTTCTGTCCAGGCTTCGTCCAATACGGACTGTCTGGAGCTGTCAGCTTTTCAATCTCACGTTTCGCATCAGACCTACTGAGGCCGCCAAACTCTGCCGAGGATTCCCCGATCAACCCATCTTCCATTAAGTCTCTCCCGATTTTGGCAAGCCCTCGCATCACATGACGGTTATTCCCTACCGTTTGCTCAAGAGCTTCCAAGCCTTCGCTGCCAAATAAATGTTGAGCTCCTCGTTTCGCTAGTGAACGGTTCCGATCAAAGTTCAAGCCCCATTCGCTGCGTAACGCATCTTCCGTTTCTTTCGTTTCCTTCGCTCGCATGGAATGATCGCCGTTCACACGATCTTGGATGGACTGTCCATACCAGTCGTACAGTTTTTGCACCTGACGGCTATTGAGTCCTGCATCATGGGCCACTTTGCGAAACGACCCAATCTGGTCATCTTCCCACTCCACGCCTTCGACGGACGGCATGCTTGCCTCATACTTGTCGGCCGTCTCAGGCCGACCCATCTTCGCATAAAACTTGTTCCACGATTCCGCATCGTCATCCGTGGGAACTCGCACGGAGGAGCCAATCAAACTTTGGGCTTCGCCATACGTTTTCAGCACATCACTCAAGTTCTTGTCCTTCAAGGGTTCCCAATACCCTTTACCCCGATACTCTTCGGGAATGTGTTCCTGCCAATTCACGGTGGATTGGGTGTCGTCAAGATTGTCCAATGTTCCTGGGTCTTCAGGCATTATCCTCTCCTTCAGATTCTTGTGCTGGCGGCGGTGGAGCGGCCTCCAGGCACGGTTGATAATAGTCTGGCTCAGATGTCGAGGGCGTCGTCTCGTGCTCCGTTGTCATACTTTTCCGATTCCTCCTGTACGCTACAGGTCTTGCGGTACAGGAGCCATTTCACGACACTCTCCTGTCCCATAATATAACTCGCCGCCATGGAGTTTTGTTGCCACATGGCATTCTGTACCTGTGACCGCTGATTCAAGAAAATCGACTCCATACGTTTCAGGCAGTCATTCGCCACTTCACCGTCCAGCCAATTCTTGAACAGCTCCAGCTCGTGTCGGTATTGCTCTTGTGGCGTTGGCATTAGCGTCCCGCCCCGCCACCACGCACGTTTCTGACCATCTCCGAGCCGTCCTTCATCTGGGCCATCTGCTGTTGCTGTTGCATTTGTTGAGCTCGCTGCTGTCGAATTTGCATGACCTCCTCAAAGGATCGCAGGATGGTTTGCGGGGCTCCTTCCACATGAGCCAGTTGCCGTACAATCGCATCAGGATTAAACAAGTCCAGAATTTCTGGCATCGCTTGAGCCAACTGCATGGCGTAGCCGACACTGTTCTGAATCGAGAACGCTTCCGCTCGCCGCTTGGCTCTCGCAATCGGGCCACGAAACTCCACATCAATTTGTCCCCCCACCTGCTGAGCCACCTGTAGCACTTCTGGCGGTGGCGGTGGGAGCATTTCCTTGCGAAGCATCATGCCAAACACCCGGTTAATCAACGGCTGCAACAACTCGAATTCTAAACGAGCCAGCGTGGGGCCAAGGATCTGGAGCATAATATCCATTCGGGCTTGAATCTCCATTGCCGTCGCTGGCGTTTTGCCACGTTCAGGAATAAAC